CCTCAGCAGGCATGGGTTGACAGTAAGACTATTATCGATGGCATACAGAAGAAACTTGCATCCAAGGAAGAAAAAACGCAGCAGCCGAACCCTAACGCCTATAAGGATGATGAGGGGAACGGTGGGGAGAACAACGAGGAAAAGGATAAGACAGAGGAATCAAAACAGCCGAGCAAAACGGCAATGGTAGAAGAATAGGCGGTGTGAGATATGTATGATCCGGTACAATACTTTGATGAAATGAATATCCTCAAAGACGATAAACTCCGCCGGATAAATACTGCCAAGGAATTTATCAATGCCCTTGTTGATTTCTTCACAGCACAGTTTATGAATCTTCTCTCCGGGATATTCCTTTACGAGAAGTCGAGTTCTGATTATGAAAATGAGCTTATGGATCTTTATTTTGCCATGGCTTCTGAATATCAGTACGAGACAGAGGTAAGAGAAAAGGCATACAGATTTGCAAAGTACATCCAGGAGGCAACCGAAAGAGCGGTAGCAAACGCCAACGGAAACGATGATTATAAAATGTCTCGCATGACCGGTGGCATTATGAAAGAAGAGGATGTTCCAAAGAGTGTTAAGCGGATGTTCTCGGAAGTCAGAGCAACCGAGATTGCCTTAAATGAAACCAACTGGATATATAACTGGATCAATCATCAGAACCTTGCCGGGAGGCAGGACACCCATACTTGGGTAAGTATGAGAGATGAACGTGTCCGGGTAAGCCATTGGGAGGCTGACGGGCAGACAGTTCCGATAAATGAGCCTTTTACCATCAATGGGTACAAAATGATGTTCCCGCTTGATGATAGTATGGGCGCACCGATAGATGAAATAATCAACTGCCGGTGCGTAGAATTATAAATTAGGAGGTAGAGCCAATGGCAACAGCAAGTAAAAAGACGGCAGCAGGCAAGAAGAAAATGGACGATAAGAAGAAAGTAGCAGCTTCCAAAAAGGAGACTGCGAAGAAATCTTCTGATAAGAAAGCGGCAGCTAAGAAGTCCACTGCAAAGAAAACTGCCACCAAGAAAACCACTGCCAAAAAGGCAGCAAAGAAAAACTAACTTCATACAGTTAGAGCCTATGTCGGTCTGTTAAGGAGGGATGGCAATGCCGAAGCTGAGACTTAAAGACCTCAGATTGAACCAAGTCCCTTTTTATTACCAGACCTATGACGGAACGGTGGATGAAGTGGACGAGGATGGCAACCTTACCGGGGAGAGCATACCGAAGTATTCAAATCCGGTTCGTGTACTTGCGAGAGTAAGTCCGAACTCAGGAAATGCCGAGGACTCCCCATTTGGTAAAGATATTGTCTACGACAAGACCATATCAACCGTACAGAAATTACCGATTGATGAATACTCAAAACTCTTCATAGATGTGGTTCCTATTCTCAACGAGGACGGTTCCACAGATACAGAACCGGATTATATATGTGTCTGCCCGAAACATGATTTGCAACAGAATCTATGGGCGATACGGAAGATTAAGGGGAATATCCATGCAGGACAAAATAACGATCAATCCCTTTGACCCGGACAGCATAGATGAGGCTATTAAGAAACTGGAAAAGCGGAAAGAGCGTATACACAAATGCGCAGAGAAACTTATACAGAGACTTACAGACCTCGGAGTTGAAAAGGCACAGGAGTTAGTTCCGGTTGATACCGGTACGGCAAGATCTTCCATTATCGGTTATCTGGATGAGGCAGAGGGAGTTGGAATCATAAGTGCCGGAGGGTATTGCAAGTACATTGAGTTTGGTACTGGTGTAAAGGGTAGGGACAACTCCCACCCAAGCGAAGAGTACAAGGCAATAATGAACTGGGCATACAATTCCGGGGCAACAATCTTTACCACGAAAGACGGCAGAGAGGGTTGGTATTATCCGGCTGATGATGGCACATGGCGATTTACAGAGGGTATGCCGTCAAGACCATTCATGTATGAGACGGCGCAATATCTGAGGAAAGAAGCACAAAAAATAGCAAGCGAGGTATTCAAGGATGGTTAAGGACAATGTGAATTTGTATTTTACGAACCTCCTGAAAGACTTGCAGAAACAATACAGCAGTTTGAAAGGAGGACAGGTGTATAAAGCTACACCACCGTCATTCCCCTATATGTATTTCAAACAGATAGGCGGAGACGGAGCGTTATCCACACTTTCAAATACAGAGGACGGTATCAATCTTGGATTGGAAGTCAAATTCTATTCAAACAAATCCGCCTCAGAAGTGCGGAAGTTAGCAAATTCCGCAAGGGAATATATGGTAGGGATTGGATTTCATTGCGACTACTTCTCCCCTGTGGAGAATGTAAGCGATACTTCCATTTCACAATTCCTTACCCGATTCTCAAAACTGGAAACATGATTAACTCCATCGGCTAGGGTCGCTCCCGAAAAGCACTCGCCTGGTGTCTGCCGGTGGTTTTAATAAATTCAAGGCTTTACCTCTTAGGCAAAGGAAAACACAAGGAGGTAGAACGAAGATGGCAAAATGTACAAACGTGACATATCTCATGCACGAGAAAGCAGATGCTCCCGGAACATTTGAGAAGTTGATCGACATTACTGAGTACCCGGATCTCGGTGGAGAAAAGGAAAAACTCGATGTTACAACACTTTCCGATACGAAGAAAAGAACCATTAACGGTATCGAGGACACAGGGGATCTTGCTTTCAAAGCATGGTATGAGAAAGCTGATTACAAGAAACTCTTGGATCTGCAGGAAGCGGGAAAAGTTGATAAATACCAGTTATGGTTTGGAGAAGAGGGTGTTGACGGCAAATGGGAGTGGGCCGGTGTTATGGCAGTATATCCGACAAGCGGATCTTCCAACAATGCGAGAGAAATGTCATTCTCCATTACTGATGAGGGCGAAGAGGCTCTTCATTATGTAACAGCGTGAAAAAGTGAAACAGCGGCAGGGGAATAATCCTCTGCCGTACAAATAGGACAGATTAACGAAAGGACGGTTAATAAGTATGATTTTACAGACAGCGAATGGACCTAAAGAGATTAAAGTAGCAGATCTCGATTTTACAAACCTTATGTGTGATCTTGAAGATCACGATGTAGATGTAATGGGACTTCTGGATGATGATACCAGAGAGAACATGAAGATTTTTAAGACAATCAGAGCGATCATCGCAGTCCTTACCGGCACAAAGGATCTTACAAAAGCCGGAAAGATACTGAGCGAACATTTGAAGTACGGTGGTTCCATGGATGAAGTCATGGAAGCCTTTACGGAGGCAATGAAAACCGCGGGTTTTGGCGAGGAAGCCGAGGAACCTCCGAAGAGCGGAGGAAAGAAAACCAAGGCGGCAACAGAGTAGAGGAAATAGATCTCAGTAAATACAAAACATTTACAGAGATTATCAATAAAGTTTGGCTTCCCAACGCTCTCCTTTATGGAGTTTCCTATGAGACCTTTTGGACATTAAACCCTACGAAATTAGAGCCATTCCAAAAGAAGAGAGAAATGGAAGCGAAAGAACAGGCCACAGCCTTAGATACGTTGGCGTGGTCCGTTGGTTCGTATGTCGTAGATATGCTATTTGGATGGGACTTAAGGTGATCATATATATCGGCCTTTTTATAGTATCCAGGATTGGAACAGCCCTCGATATAGATTTGATCGATTTCTGTTGTTTTGG